CCGCCGTATCCACGTTCCACACGAAATTGTAGAACTGATCCAGGTCAACAGTCGGGTCGATGTATTGATTCATCGCCTCGATCAACATCAGAATCGATGGCGAGTTCCCGTACTGCGATGCGATAGTTTCGGCAACGTTTTTCATGGTTACACCAACGTTACGGAGATATCAGCAGCGGTCACCGTAGGCGCTTGGTCGATACCCATGGTGACATTCGATAGCGTCGGCGTGCTGGTGCCGATCAGCAGCGATAGGATCGACACGGATGGCCCTAGTGCGATGATAGGCGCATAGAATTGGCTCGCGTAGATAGTGGACCCGATCCGCGCGCGCGAGCCAGTATTGCCGCCGGCAAAGGCGTCGATGATCGCGTTTTTAACCTGCGTCACGATGTCGATGGGAAGCGTACCGTTGTTCGACAGTTGGACCGCAAATTTAATTGGGGTCGCAGTTGGTCGATTGAACTTGACGATATAGGTCGGATACGGAATGTTGTAGCCGCTGTTATCCGTGACAGTCTTGGTGGTGTTGCCGTTGTAATCCGCGCCGACATCCTTGAAGCGCCAGATAGTTTCAGCAATTGCCTGATCGTCACCACCGACCACGGCAACATAGATCGAGTGCTCAACCATCGGGTAGTTGGTCACACCCTTGTTGACGGTGGAACTTGCCGGATTGTCGAGCGCGTACACGTCAGTCACGCCGGCCAGGTTGAAGACGTTTGCATAGATTGACGGGATAGTGCCGCGCCCGTTGAGTGCGACAGATTGCCTGCGGCGGAATTCAAAGTCAGCGCGCGACTCAACGTCGCGTCCAATCACACCAGCGGTAAGGTTGGCGGCGCTATCCCAGCCGGCAACGATGGTAATGGGTACAGGTTGAATGGCGCTAGGTGGGCAATCAATAGGGCCAGTCTGCTGCGCCGAGAACTGGATAACCACAGTGCCACCCACGCCAATCGTGCCGACGCTATCGGATGCATAGATGTTGCCCGAGCTATCCCTCACCAGCGCACCGGCCGAAATAACCGTACCCGCCAGGCCGGTGCAGGTAACGTCCACAACGGTCGGGAGCGCCGGCAACCGCGTGAGGAAGTAAATGCGACCAATGGCGTCCTGCATGAACCCGCTAGAGGTGGCCGGGTCCACGCCATTAACGATATCAAGGATGTCCGAATTCTTATCGCCGATGATTGCCGTCTGCGAAGCAATGAGCTGCCCCTGAGGCGTGCTGTCGGCGGGATTCAAATTGCCACCAAAAGCGGCATTCCAGTCAGTGAATGCCCCGGCCTTGATATCTGGCTCAGTCGGGACTACCAGGCCAGCCGGTGTCCATTGAATCGGTGGGACGCTAGTTGTACCTGCCATGATCTACCTCAGAAAGAAACGTTGTGGGCTGCCCCGGTCGTATCGATGATTTTACATTGCCCGCGCAACAGGCGGTTCTCCACACGGGCGAACAAGCATTGCGCCTTGACTACGCCGGGAACACTGAGCGCTGCCGACTCGATTTGTGAGCGCAGGTATTGCATGCTTGGTGCATGGCCCAATACGCGGTCAAAGTAAGGGATACCGCGCGTCTGGTCGTACCAGAGATCGCCGGTAAAGGTGCGGATAGCGCTTGCCACATCCTGCGCGATGGCATAAGGCTCAGTGGCAAGCGCAATATTGCCACTGATATCGAGCACGAGATCCCAGGACGCTTGATCAAGAAGTAGAGTGTTCATGGTACAGGGCCTCCGGAAGTTCCGCCGCCTGGTACAACACCCGACGTACGATGATGCAGCAACGATATCAGCCCGGTCACCACATCCGTGTCAGCAGTGATCGTGGCCGTTGAGTGGATGTTTCCATTCACGGTCATTGCTGGGGTATTGATGACAACCCCGGCACTGGCGTTCATCTCAATATCAGGAGCATCAATCTGCACTTTCGGTGCTTCCAGGGTGATCTTGACCGGCGAATGCAGGACGATGCCAGCCGCATCCATCTTGACCCACTGCGTCGGGTCGTCATTCAGGAAGCCTCCCAGATAAAGCCCATCAGCCATGTCGTCTTGACGCAGCGATCCAGGGTTGCCGATAGCCCGCGTGGACTTGACCGACGAGATATCTCGGTCAGCAAACACACACAAGCCCCGATCACCGACCTCCGGCTGCAGCAGCACGGCGTTCGGGCCAGCTTGCAACGTGAACCACGGCACGTTATTGATGATGCCGTGCGGCAGTGGCTGCCCGTCAGCGTCGAGCTGGTTGACCATTGGCTGCACATCCACGGTGCCGGCGGATTGCGGCGTGCCGGCGGTCACGCTCATGACCTGTACGAGGGTGACATTGGCGCGACCTGCGAGGATCGAACGCACGACATAAGCCAGCGCGTTGTATTCGCTGCTTTGCTTCTCGCCGCCCAGCGTACCGAAATAGCCATCAGGGTTCGACACGATACACCTCTATTGTTGAGAACCAGGGACCATCTGGTAATTGGCTGGAAATTTCATGAGCAGCCTTGTATGTATGCCAGATACCATTTGCCATCGGAATACTACTTTCAACCTTAACATCAGCACCAACCTTGATATTGAAATTGAATGATGTTTTCAAAGTCATGCCTTTGCTAGATAGCGTAGGATAGCCGACCATGCCACTGTTCTCTGAAATCAACGGTATTTCACTTTCTCGACTTTTCCCAAGATCCCAGATGGCAAGCGTGCCCCGGTCGATGGTGTATTGAATGCCAGCGGCGCGCGCAACCTGCTGAATCTTGCTGAGCGTAGTGCCGCTGAGATATGGATTCAGCAGATTGGTATCGACGCCATTCGGTTCAAACGCCAAGCCGGCAGAGGCGGCCAAGTCTTGCATGATCTGCTGCACTGATACTTGCCCTTTGTAGCTGGTGGCGCCGACCGGTTTAACGGCGATATCCATGCCCTCGGCAGCTTCGATCACGAACGGCACGTCCGGGGCGCTGTTGTATTCAGCATAGGCATCCACGATGACGCCGAAGAACACCAGTTGCATTCCATTGAAATCACCTGCTGCCACGCTAACTGTGTTTTTGATGCGAATGGCGCGGTTTATCTGTCCGATGGTCGTTAGTTGATTCATGAGCTGCTGGCTCATACCGTACACGCGGATCTGCGCATGCCCCATCGTTTCACCGCCAGGATTGACCAAGCTGGCAACGATTCGTGCATTGCTGATGGTGACGGTATCGCCCAGATCCGCACCGAAGCTGCCGGTCCCGAGTGTAATCGTCAGCTCTATGAGCTTCTCGGTAAATCCGCTATCGCTCATGATAGGTACACCAATTGATAGCGGCTGCCGAGGCCGGTGTAGTCCGGATCTTGCGCACCCTGCGTATCGACCACGGCGAGCTGGCCGGAGAAGCCCAGATACTTGGCGCGCACTAGACCAACGCGATTGCGGCAGACCATACCGGCAACAATCACCGTACCGGCAACCGACAGGTCAAAATAAAGCCCGGTCGATTTTTGGTAAATGCCGATCAAGCAGCGTTGCGTGCCGAGCGTCACGCTCAGTTTCTGCGCGGGAACTGCTGCCAGTGGGATGCGGATCGTCATACTAGCCCCGCTACGGTAAGACTTGGATCGTCAACCGACTGCACCTGACCCTGGTTTAATGTGGCCGCACCCTGCGGCTCTGCGGTCTGGGAGAATGCAGCCGTACCACGCTGGCGGATCTCGCGGAATTCACAGAAGGCTTTGATGATGTGCGCGCCGTCCTGCTGCGCGCGACCCCAATCCACGCTCACGAGGTTGCAGTTCTCGAACGTGCCATCCTCTGCGATCACCGTGTACAGCGTGAGGGACGACACCGCCGACCGCAATGCCGCCTGAAAGGCTGCACGCCGCGTCAGGTCGCCACCGCACGAAAGCTGCACTTGGATAGTGAAAGGATCACTCACCTTATTGTAGGAAGCGAAAGTACCTTTCTCCACGGGGTAATCCGACACTCGAGTGTCGTTCCGATAGTTCATGGACACTAGCGAGTCGTATTCGGCAATGCTGCGACCGTTCGGATCGTACACGCCCCACAGCACCGGCTCGCTGCCGATGATGGAATTGACCAAATCACCGGCACCAAAGAAGCCGAGCGTAAGCGTATCGAATACCTGCGCACCGGAGCGCAATACCGCAGGCACCCCAGCTACTTGGGGCACCAGCGGATACAGCGGTTTAGAGACGGTGTCGAAACTCATGGGGTCATGCCTGCATTTGCATTGGTAGCGTAATTGTACCGCTCCAATGCTGCCTTGCTATCACGGGCCATCGTATCGGCATCCTTTGCCTGCGTGGTGATGGTCAGATTTTGGATGTTGACCTCGCTGGAGCTGTTGGATGAGCCGCCACCGCGCCGTTGGGCAATCGGCGCACCTGATACGCTGGCGACGTAATTGCGGGTTTCGCTCGGCACGCCGGCCAATCCTGTGCGTGCTAGATTTCCTTGTCCGAAGTTGTACGCTGCCGTGGCCATCTGCAAATCGCCGCCATATTGCCGAAGCAAGTCACGCATCTTGCGCGCGGCCGCATCTGCCGAATCACCAAAGTCGTTCGGATTCGACAACCCATATTCTTTGGCAGTTTTTGGCATGAATCCGAAATGGCCTTGTGCGCCTGCGGGGGAAAGCATGTTCCTTCCACGCGATGACTCTTGTAACCAAATCTTATCGAGTAGGCCAGCCGGAAGCCCATATTGCGCCTCCAGCTCAGTCAACAGGGCTTGTGCATTCGATGGCGTCCCGGTGCTTTTGGCCGCTGACGCTGACCCACCTGGCACGCGCATGAATTCCGGAGACACGTTATAAAGCTGCTTTCCTTTGGCCAGGTTCACGGAATAGGCGGCGTTGTCGTTACCGAAAGACGCCAGCGTGCGCGCGATGACTTCGCCGATAGTGTCCTTGACGTTATCCGACAGCAGATTGTTGTAGGCGTACGTCCCGCCAGCATAGCCGGCCGCACCGGCAGCGCCGACCGCGCCAGCCTTACCAAGCAGCGCCAAGGCCGCGCCAGATCCCCCGATAGCGCCGAGCTGCGCGGCGATGCCCGCCAAGCTCAACACGAAGCCGCCCAGCTTCAAGCCGATCAGTCCGATCAGGACGTTCTTCCAGCCGCCCAGCGATTCCGCCGCGCTGTCCACCCAATGCACGAGCGTGCTGATGGCCTGCACGCTCTCGTCAACCCAACGCGAGATATCCTCCTGATGATCAGCCACCCATTGCGCGCCTTTCTCCAGCTTGGCGAACAGTTTTTCAATGGCTGGTGCGAGCTGTAGCAAGATACGCGTGGCCGTCGATTGTAGGCTGTCACGCAGATCGAGCATTTGATTCTTGAGCTTGAGCGCGGCCGCCGCGTCCTTGGCGGTGATGGCTGCATGTTTTTCCTGCGCGCGGATCAAATCCTCGACCGCATCGGGGCCTTGCTTGAGGAAATTGAATTGGTCATCGCTGATACCGAGCTGCTTGGCGATGACAGCCGCACGGCCAGGATCGGACTTGAACACGTCGGCGATGATCTTCGACCGTGCCAGCAGATAGCTGTTGCCGTCCTTGAGATCTTTGGACGAGCCACCCATGCGGAAGAACCATTGCATACCCTCGTTCGGCCCCAACCCTGTGTTGAGTTCTGCGATGGAGTCCACCGATTCCTTGAGCTGAGCAACGATTCCGGCCTGAGATCCGCCGGCGCGCTCGCTGGCCAACTGCCACGCCTTGAGCCGTTCCGTGGACTGCCCCAAGTTTTTCGACAGGTAGCCCAGATTGACCGCGCTGTCGATGGTGTTGGTGATGAAGTTCTTGAATCCGACGCCAGCCGTGAACACGGCGCCTAATGCCAATGCATCATTGCGCAAGCGGCGATAACCATCACTGGCGCGCTTGGTCGCTTTTTCCTGGTCCGCCGCACGCCGCTTGTCTGCATCGGCGCGGCGCCGGGCCATCGACTCTAATTCTTGCTCGCCCTTTTTGGCGATTTTGACGCCGGCGGCGAAGTTCGCCCCATCCAGGCCAAGGGTGAACAGGAAAGCATCAATTACCGTTGCCATGCGCGGCCCCTTGGTTGTAGTCATCAACCATGATGATATCCATCAGGTTGTAAAGATCCTGCGTCCCATACACGGTTTGCAATTCGTGCAGGGAAGCCAGGCGCCGGGAAATCACCGTGCCGATCATCTGTGGCACGGTGCGGTATTCGATCAGGCGGCGGGCGCCGGGATTGTCTGGCCGGATGGGGATGTTGGGCGCACGCCGGAAGTAAAAGGGCTCAGATGTAGGCTCAGCACTTCGCGCTGCAGGTCGAAAATCGTGATGACCTCCTCGAAATCTTCCGGCACCGGGGCGCGCGTGACCTTTTCCTGCTTGATCTGAACGCATGACATCAGTTCATCCAGCAGCGGTTTAGCGACCGCATACGGGATATTGGTGATCGCTCCCATGCCCATCACCGCCACGCCGGCCAGGCCCATGCCCGCCAGTTCTTCCGGCATATCGATGCCGGAGTTGAGAATGGCAAACAGCGCCTTGGTGGCCCATTCATGGCCGCGCCAAGCATCCATTTCGGTGATGATGAAGACCTTGCCGCTGTCGCGATTGGCCTTCTCCACCGTGTAAGTAACGATTTTGCGCGCCATATTAGATCGGTGCCTTGGTGAACGATTCGAACGTAAATGTAAACTTGCGCGGCTGCAGCGTCTTCTTGCTGTTGGCAATCGGCGTGTAGCTGGTGAGGAAACCCTTGGTCATGGCGGTCTTGTCTTGCGTACCTTGAATCAGCATCGTGCCATCGAAGATGACGTTTTCACGTTGCGACTCTTGGAATGCGACGATTGCATCCAAGCGGTCCAGCGATGGGCTGTCGGCCTGAAACATGAAGGTGACGACTTTCGCCACCGGTACGAAACCGCCGGACAGCTTGCCGTCCACGCCCATGAACACTTCGGCAGGATTCACGTCATCGACGGCGAACGAATCGTCGGTCGAATAACCTTCCAGCACGAAGGGGGTCGGGAAGAAACCGCGCGCCAGCAGCGTTGCAGCACTGTTCGCGGTAGTCAGAGTTTTGTCAGCCATGGTTTAACCCCTTACTGGATGTTGATCGAAGCGAGTTCGATTTTCTGGATCGAGCCGCCGTCGGCGTAGAAAAATGTCATGTCAGGCGACTCGCGGTTGACACGCGCCGCCGCGCCAGGGTCGGCCACATTCAGATACCAGCCGCGCGTGGCGATCACGTTGGCAATCGGCTTGCCCACTGCTGCATTCACCGCCACCTGCTGATCGCCCGACAGCGTGACTCCGGCACGGATCGCGCCGAAGTCCAGCGCGGCGTTGATCGGATCGGCCAGGGCGCTTTCGATGGAGGAATAGCCGAATGCGGTGTATGGCACACTGCCGCTGTTGGCCAGGAGGGTCATCAGCGTGTTTTGGAACGTACCGTTCATCCAGACCTGGTTGAAGAAGCTGTCCGCCCACTTGAACGCGCCGCCGATTTGGCCAGGCTGCATGAACATGAATTGCTGCGAGCTGGTCGCATAGGCACCGTAGAAGTTATAGCCTTTATCGATCAGGGTGTGTGCCACGGTGGCATTCAGCACACCGGTGTACAGGCCACCCTGCGAGCGAAAAGCCAAGGTACTGCGGCCATTGGTGGCGTCGAAATCCAATGATGCCGCGTAACCCATCACGAAGGCCGCCAGTGGCCGCACCATGTTGGTCATGGTGATACCCAGTGATGCGGCCACGGTGGTGTCGCCGGTGACTGGCAGCGAGCCGGACAGGGCCAGGGCTTTGGCTTGCGAGCCGTAATCTGCAGTACTGCCCGAATTGGTCGCGTTGGCGTCGGTGTCCCACACCACATAAGCGTAGCGGTTGTTCTGCTGGCTGGTCCAGGTGCCGAAGGCCAGCTTGTCGGCCAGCAGCGGCTCAAACAACGTCATGAACGAAGCCCAGTTCAGCGCCACATTCACAATGGACGCCATGGCGGCGGCGGGCGTGTAGGCGATGGAGCCTTGCGAGATCACGGCGCCAGCGGCGGCGGTGAACTTCAGCGCAGTCGAAATCGTACCGCTGCCGAATGTGATGGTGGAGCTGGCGCCAGTCGTACCGGAAGTCGCCACGAAGGCTTGGCGCTGGGCGTCATAAGTCACGGTTGGTCCGCCAGTGAACGCTGCGGTGATGATGGTTGCCGCGTTGCTGAACGAGGTTGCAGCCGCCAGATTGATTGAGCTGGAGGTTTTCACCACGCCGTCAACCGTGAAGGTCAGAATGCCGGGGGTGATCGCTTGCAGTTGGGCCAGCGTCACGCCGGCGAACGAGCCGGAGCGTGCGTAAGCCGCAACCGAAGCAGTAGGGTACTGGCTGAACAGCAGGTTGCCCGGCTTCTGCGTGCTGTTGTTGAAGCCGGCGAAATACACGGACGCCATGGCGTATTCGTCGGACGAAAGGCCAAAGAACGCGCCAACATCGCTCGCACTGGCGTACTGTGCCACGGTGCCGAGCGGAATAGCAGTATTGTTGGTCAGCATGAGGCCGTTAAGCTCGACTGCCGCGCCTCCCGCCGTGAGCACGCCGGGCAAGACATTTACAATTTCCGAAGCTGGAATGGTCATTTTAAGCACCTTTAGGATGGTGGAAATTCGGCGTTCACGCTCACGAAATCAACGGCCAAAGCCGTTGCCGATTGCTGGGGCACCGTCAAAACTGGATTGAATTGTAGCAGAGCAGTAACCTTCCATCGCTGCTCATAGTTCTCTTCGCCGTTCACAATCGGCATTTGGATTGGCTCATCGGCATACAGTGGCGCTCCAATCGATGCCAACGCATCGCAGCCAAATGGATCGCGCCAGAATGCCTTGATTGTAGTTGCCATGTCGCTGCTGTCGGGGCCATAGCAATCGAGTTGAATGCTGTAGCGCGTTGGTATTTTGACTTGGCGCTGCAAGTCCACGCTGTAATCGCTGTGATTGGTCGCCAGGCGCACTTGCTCAGTGGCGGTCATGCAGATGAATGGCCCCAGCGGCATCGGGACGCCGTTCTGCAAGCCTTGCAC